ACCGTGGTGTAACAAACGCAAGGAAATCTAAGTATAAGCTAAGTCTTGAAGCTCGTGATACTTTATATCAAGGTAGAATTAACCCAATGGCTGACTTTGCCGATGCAGGTACTGCGATTTTCGGACAGAAGACTCTTCAGGTTAAAGAAAGTGCTCTTGACAGAATCAACGTTCGTAGGTTACTACTTCAAATCAAGGTTCTTATTGCTAACATCGCAATTAGACTTGTATTCGAACAGAATGACCAAGCAACAATTGACCAGTTCTTGTCTAAAGCAACTCCTATTCTTGATACTATCAAGAGAGAAAGAGGTTTATATGACTTTAGAATTAAAATGGACGATAGTAATAACACTCCAGAAACTCGTGATAGAAACGAACTTTATGGTGAGATATTCTTGAAACCAACACGTTCACTCGAATTTATCGGCATAACGTTTACAATAACTCCTTCTGGTGCATCATTTGCCGATGTTGGTGCATAATGTAATTTTTAAAACTGGAAAACCCGCATTTTGTGGGTTTTCTTTTTTAAAAGTATTTATATGAAAATAATATGGATTTTAAATTAAGATTTATGGCAAGAAATAAAAAGAGTGTTCTCAACCAAGTGTCTGAAGAACCTAAAAAAGAAATAAAAGAAGAAGTTGTTGAAAGCAAATCAATTGTTATTGATGGCGCATTACTTGCAGCAACACTTTTAAAACCTGTTGAAAAAGTCGAAGTTCTTGAAGAAGAACTGCCTGAAGTAGTTTTTACTAACGAACCAATTGAAATTGACCTTTTAGAAAAAGAATTAGAAGAAGAGTTAGAGACTGAAGAATTAGAAGAAGAGTTAGAAGCTGAATTAGAAGCTGAAGAAGAACAAGTAGAATCTTATGAAGAAAAACTCGCACGATTTTTAAATAATAAAACCTCGTCACCATACAGATTATATTTAAGAACTGGTATTATACCAAAATTATAATTCCTTTTTGATTACACGAGTATTTATTATAAAGCGTAAAAATAAATATAAAACAATTAACAACTAAATAACATGGCAGGAGAAATGATTAGGGGTATCCCATTTAATTACGAACCGAAAAGGGTTAACCGATTCTTTGCAGAATTTGCAGATGAATTGGGTATTGAAGTTTGGAAAGTCCAAAAATTCAAAAGACCTTCAATGAAAATTAATTCGGTACAGATTGACTATATGAACGAACGAAACTATGTTGCAGGTAGATATACTTGGGAGGCAATGTCATTGACATTCCTTGACCCAATCGGTCCGTCAACCTCACAGCAACTTATGGAATGGGTTCGTCTACATGCAGAATCTCTAACTGGTCGTATGGGTTATGCTGCAGGATATAAGAAAAACATTTTATTGAAAGCATTAGACCCAACGGGTATTGAGGTTGAAAAATGGTTCTTGGAACAGTGTATGATTACATCGATTGACTTTGGTGAAAACGATTACGGAACTGATGACCTAACCAACATTACGTTGGAGATTCAACCTTGGAGATGTATTCTTAACTTATAAGAGATACAAACGCAGAAAATTAGAAAGCCACTTAGTTGTGGCTTTTTTTATGCAGCTAATTCTTGGATTCTATTCTCGATTAATTTTTTTATATAAAATTCTCGGTTCTTGGTTTCGATTATTCTATAATTATCATTATTATGACTAAACCAAACAATATACGATTTTCCAAGTTTAATTGGTACATGTTTCTCGATAATCTGTTTATACATTTCAAGCTGCAATGAATAGATTTCCAAATCACAGTCTTCAAGCATGTATAAATCATCACGCAAATGCCTTCCCTTTTCTTCTTCAGTAAAATCTTTATTGGTCTTCCAATCCCAGATTTGAAATTCTTGCATCTTGATATTCCAAAATAGAATATCGAGCATTCCACCAATAAGTGATTCCTTATCGTGAACAATCATTTCGGTTCGAATTGGGATTAATTTACCTTGAATGTCATTATAAAATTTATCAACGTGCTTTTTAGTTATTTCGTACTCTGGTTTAACGGGGTCAAAACCAAATTCATCCAAAATTAGTCGTTCAGGGTAATCATAAATTTTATTTAAGAATAGATTCTCAGCGTAGTCATGAATTGCCGAACCTTTAATAGTGCCCTTTTTATTTATGAATCTCCATGCTCGAAGTATTTCTCTTTGACTTATTTTGTGTTCATTGGCTTTATATTGTGACCAATATTCTTCATTAAATTCTTCTTGATACCTGTGAATCAAAGTGGTAACGCTAATCAACTCCTTGTTATCAACATAATATTTATGAGGTTCATCATAAAATGTTACGTCATTAAAAGCAGTAAATAGCTGATGTGGTATGGGAATATCAATCGTCATAAGGAACAAATGTACGAAAATTTTAATTAGTTACAATGTTTTTTTGTAAAATTGCGTCAAGATTGATTCTTTCTAAGTCATTTATAACAGAGTTCTTATCTGCTGGCATATTAGAATAGCCGTGAATGTGATTTATAAGTGCCTGTCTAAAAATATTTAATGCTTCCACAAGAACATCACCTCTTGCAATTGGGTGTCCTTCGGCAAATATTCTTTCCCTGTCTTTAGCTTCCACACGTGCAGCTTTAAATTGAGGATTTCCACTATGTGAAAGTATTGCTACTTTATCACTCATCATAACAGTGCTGCTATAATATTCCTCGCTGTCACCAGTTGGTTCAAAAACCATGTCAATACTTGCGGGATTCTTGGTGTTTAGCTTTAATATGTTGTCGTTTTCATGCTTACCTGCTCTGATATGGACTTCATTTATACGTAATATAACATCGGTGTTAACTTTACCGACAATTGCTACATCAGTTTTTAACGGATATACCCCAACAGCATCTGGATATGTGCTTGGTGCTTTCTCTGGAATCGTTAATGCAAAGTTTGTTGTTGATTGTGCAGTATAGATTGAGTCAAAACCGATTTTATGTGGTTGTGATATTATACTACCAAGCCAAAATCTGCTTCTTTCTGGATATTTAATGTCTTCAATAAAAATTCTAACCATTTCACCAACTTGTGGATATATGTGAAAGAATTTTGGTAACATCGGATAACACCAAGGCAGGTCATCGTTTCCAGTCTTGTTATCAAAACCCTGAATTCTAACCTTAATTCTTCCACCATCGGTATCGTCTTCAATAGAAGTTACTTCACCATAATATATTGTTCTGGTAATTACATTAGTACTCTCCATTTTATATGGATTCGATGTCTGTATAATTGGTTTATCGTATTGCATTATCTATTAGTTATTTCTTCAATTAATTCGACATATTTTTTTTCTAATTCGTTAATGACCACAATTTTCTCATTGATTTTCTTCTCAAGTTCATCGAGTTCAAAACTATGGTCAATAACTTCCTGTTTTAATGCGTCATGTTTTTCTTTGACATCATTAATCATTTTATTAAGCTCAATCGGTGTGTAATTACTTAATTCTTCCATTATTGTATAACCCCATAACCTTTTGCATAATAGATTGTTGAGCCAAATACAGAGACGGGTCCCGTTGGCGAAATACCTGCTGCGGTGAGTGATATCCCGGGTGGAATTACCACCGAAATAACAGCATCTTGTTGCAGCGCATTTATAATTTCTTCAATCCTAATTCTTTCCATTATTTCATCAGGATTCACAGTTCCTGAAGGTAATACACCCACAGGAAGACCTGCTTCCGATTTTCTGGCAATAATACGTGAAGCTATTTTTGTTGGCGACAAACCACTGCGTCTCGGTACACCAACTAATATGAGTGGTGCAGGGATGGGTGGCGGACCGCCAACTGAAGATAGGTTTAATATTTTATCAAAACCACCAATAATATCTTCAATATTATTATAATCTATTGCCATATTATTATGCTTTTACTTCTTTTAGTTTTTGGATACTTATCCATTTCCAACCTAAAAATAGTCTTGTAGTCATTCTTCTAAACGCATTTGGTTTTGAAGTTGTTGCAAGTTGCGTGCCGTCTTTCGAACCATCGATAAGATAAACACCAACGAACTGTTTGTTTAATTTTTGGTCTACTATCATTTTTTTAATTTATTTATATGCCTGCCAGTTTTGATGACACCAGCGTTTTTATTTGATTTAGATATTGATTTATTTTTTCCCGAACAATTTGTGTTATTATTGGTGTGATGAGCGCAATTAATAATGCGACAATTAAATCGAAAATAAATTTACTCATAAGTCTTATTACATCCTGTATCACACACTTTAAAAATACACTGAACTTCTTCAAATCATCGACAGGGTTTCCAATTTGAACCACATCATTATTCGTAAATGCGCTTGAAATTGCAAGGAGTGCACGTATCTGAGGTGCAGTTGTCATTGTTTCTGAAAGTGTTAATGAAATTGCCTGAATAAGCCTTTTGAAAAATCCATCTTTTATGGTTTCCTGATTCTCATCTGCAATTTCTGGTGTGTTCGCCATGCTCTCATTTATTGTTGCATTAACTGCGTTCCCAACACCATAGGAATCTGTTGAGCCACTTATTTCTGAAATAAGACTTGTCATTCCACTGAGGGGTAGCTGTGCTTCAACAATTCCGCAACCCATATCATAATAAACAACACCATCAACCAATCCCTGTGCCTTTTGTAACAACGCATCGAAATCTTCCTGAGAAATTACAAAGCTATCATCGTCTTCAATTACTTGTTCAATCATTTTACTTACCTGTAGTTCTTGATATATTTGTTCGATTGACTTATCTTGATTTGCGGTTACGCTACCATAAATTGCGTTCATTACGTTTGTCAGAAACACTTTTTTATCAATAATTACAGAATCATTAACAAAATCAGCCATCCAGTCACCAATATTTGAGCCAGATGAACCTGCAGTTGGTTTGAAATTTACTTTATCTGTAACTGCATTATATTTGAGTACCATGTTGTTGCATGTAGTGTCGTTAGCAGTTAGTATTGCGTCATACATTTTCCTATCAAAAGTCTCGCTGTCATCACTATATAACAGACTACCAATATCCGAAGTGGGATTGTCTTGAAATTTACCGAAAACATCAATATCTTTTAAATCTACATTATAGCCACTATTAATAAATTGAGTATTAAGTAATTCACCAGAATTATATTGAACCAATTGCTTGGTTAAAGTCTTTTTGAATTCAGGTTCAACTTCATCAATGAAATCAGTAAATAATTGACCAGTAAGCTCTTTAAGTCCTTCTGACCCAACAAGTGATTTTAAGACATCAAGTTGAAATGGTACGACATCCTTTTTATTGTTTACTGAAGAAAATACATTTGTCCTATCAGGCAATTTTCTCTCCTGTTTTAATGAAGACATTGCACCAATCGAAGTAAAAACACCCTGCTTATTACTACTTATACTCATAGTTTACTTTTTTTCTTTTTCTTTGCGTTCAAGTTCTTCCTGAACAAAATTTAATAGCTCGTTTCTTCTTTCGGGAGTAATATTTTCACCTTCTCCTGATTTCACAGTATCGGTTGCACCACTACCACCAGATTTATTATCATAAACAACTTCTTTTAAGAACTTCAGAAGCATGATTTTCTGGTCAACGTTCTTGGCTTCCAGCGCAATTACTTTAACAATCTGGTCACCAATCGCCTGTATTTCCCCGCCTTCTTTCACTTTGGTTTCCCATTTAGTGAAGAGTCTACTTATTTTTGCTTTTTGATTATGACTATCATCATAAATTTCTTGAAGTAGCTTATTTACACTCTCTTCATCGAATTTTAACTTTTTTCTTGTTGGTCTTGCCATTTTTTATAGTTTTAGTACATATAAATACGAGTTTTTATATTTCCTGATGGTCTTTATGCCAATCGTCAAAACTAATTCTATTCATTTTCTCACGAGCACTCCTTACCCTATCGTCTGCAATCGCACTTCTAATTATAACGCTACAATAGCTAAGACCACTTGGTTTTCGACCACTTGGTAATACTACATCTGGATTAAACCTCTGCACATGAATTACCAGATGATAAAGAAAATCTTCTTTAGCTTCTTCATCATCATAACCCTCCCTGTCTGGACGATAACGTTTAATTGTCTTATCAATGAGTTGTTGAAATGGAGAATAAAGATACTTAGTGAATATCTCATTTTTTTCTTTAATATCCACGCAAGAAACATATTTTGCAAGTGCTTCTTCAACTTCAGTTGTCCAAAATTTATTGTTAGTCATCTAAGTAATCTATTTTTTCAATAAAGTAAATTTCTTTAAATGGTTTGATGCCAATTCGAATCTCTTTCGTACTTAAACCAGTCTGTTCTTTTAAAAATAACAATATTTTGTTTTTAGCAAACTTATTAGTTATTCTTTTATTATATTTTCCTTCGGGACTGTCTTCCAAGAATAATAGATGCCAGTTCTTCAGGACATTAACAATTGCATCACCAACAATAACCTCATTTTTCTTCATCCCTTCCTCGGAATTGATTCTACACTCTATCTTATCAATGACATTATTAATTAGTTTTTCGAGTTGATGTTGGTTCTCCAGTTCAAGTTCATACGCATATTCGATATTCTGATTGATTTCATCAATATAGTCATCAAAACTCAAATTAATTTTCTTCTCAGTATAGCTCTTTTTACTATGGTCTTTATAATAATTTCTGATAATAGTCTGGCAATAACTAAATGCCTTGGTTCGATTACCAGACCTTGTAATTTTATCTGGATTGAATTTGACCATGTGTTCAATCAAATGTGTAAGAGCATTGGCTTCAACTTCTTCCATATCATAATTTCCAATATGAATCGGATATCGCCTTAATATGGATTGTATCATCTTCCTGAAGGGTTCGATTAGGATTTCATTATAGATTTTATTCTTTACTTCCAGCGAATCTGAATTAATATAATCTATAACAGCCTGTTCTTCTTTTTCAGCAAAATACGGTGTGGTGTTTTCATTTTGTCTCATTTAAATAGATTCAACATATAAGATTATTTTTAAGAAACAACTTGTTTCTGTAGTCTCGACATGTCAATTGGTCTATCGTTCATGAAATTAGCTTCATTTGTTGCGGTTTCGAACCAGAATTTTCTCTCATTCATTGGCATCGTCTTCAAATAATTATCGAATAAACTATTTTCACGTGTTGCCAAATGCTTATAACCAATTTTTGGCATTGAGTAAATCTTACATGCATTATTTAGTGCTCTTAATAAGAACTCGTACATGAAAGCCAATTTAATATTGGTTTTATAGCCACCAAGATTCTCAAATTCAGATTTCTTAATAACTGCACCACTTAATTTGAAGTCCGTGTATTGTTTCAAGGCGTTTGTATTCAAGTAACCCATTTCACCGTTCTCACCAACAAATTGTTGTGCCCAAACAGTTTCGTTTGTTAATTTAATACCCTGATTTTGTTCATTGACTTCAATCATCATGGTTAGAAACACATCGACCTCTGGATAGCTTTCAACATATTTGCTGGAATTCTTGAAAAATGTATTACTGAATTCGTCATCGAATTCAAGTACCGTGAAATAATCGGTAGTTACTGCTTCAACAGCAAGGTTAACCTGTGCTTGATAGCTGGTATCTCCATCATTTCTTAAATATGTTGGTGTTATTGCGCTTACTGAAGTGATTTGTGGTCTATTCACCAGTTCGTTTTCAGTTGCTGCATCGCATACGATAATTACTTTCGGTGCTTCAACACCTTCTTGTTTTTCAATAGACTGAATTGCTTTTTCTAAATATCCTCCAATCATGTCATTATATTCATGAACTGGAATTATTACTGATATATTCATATTATATGTTTTTAATTTAAATTTATTTTTATTGCGCTACAAACGGTTGTGTTTGTGGTTCATCAGATGGAGTCTGGGGTTCGGTTGCTGGTATTAGTGCAGCTTCCAATAGTTTTACTCTCTGACCTATAAGTTCACCATATATTTCACCTAATCTGGCTTCACTTGCTTCCTGAGTATATTTACTGGCAACAGCTTCCATTGATTCATATAATGCAGGTAAAATACTGTCATCAAGAAACTTAATGAGAATCTCACCAGTTAGTACAGGTAAATCATAATAATTCTCACTCCAAACACCAGCACCTTCAACAACCTTGGTTACTACTCCGTTCTCATCTCTTTCAAGTAGATATTCGGGCATGATGTCTGGTTTCAGACAAATCGGAATAACGCCTGCCTTCATGCATTCAAGCGGGAATGTACCAAAACTCGCAATCCTATCAACCCAAACAGCAGCAAAATTACCTTTCAGTCTTTTTGCAAAGTCAACTCTACGCATTGCCTGTGGTGGTTTACTCTTTGTGAGCATTGGGTCAAATGTTACCCAATTATATTGTGGATACCTACTGAAAAACAATTTAACGAGCTTTGAAATCTCATTGGCATTCCTACCGATTACAGAAATAATTGGTTTTTGTGGTAGGTCTGACTTCTGAAAATATTCAGGAATTCCAATATTATATGTTCTCACATTATATTTACCCTTTCCGTAGAAAGTCTCAAGCCATTCATTAAGTGTTGGTGAGGTTGTGATGACATCATGAATTCCGAAGGAAGTCCAATCCGTGCCCGGGATTAATGCATTCACCATGTAATCGACAGATTGTAATAATCCAACCCTTAAACAAGGTAGGTTTTTTGTCTGTTCCATAACGTTTGAATATACTTCTGGAATGACCATCACGTCCTCGGGACCGACCATTAGTTTAGGGTCTGCCATAGACATATGTTTGTGGTCAGTGAGTTCCTTTTCAATCCAAATTGGTGGTACATAATCACCCTTTTCGACCAAAACAATTACTTCATAACCTAAATTTTTAACAACTGTTGCATGAAAATATATTTCATAAACACTCGCCACAGGACTTTGTGATTCTGGAACAACAAATAAGAACTTCGATTTCTTATTTGCCATTTTATCGAGAGATAATTTAATCTTTTCGATTTTCTCTAATTCAGCTTGTTCTGCTGATACTTTTAATTCTTCGCTCATTTTACTTACATTTTATATTTAATTATTTTTTCAAAATTTTTATTATCGATTAACTCGGCAACTTGTAATACCTTTAACGAACCAGCATTAATCTTTTCATTATAAGGTCTTGTTAGTTTAATCAATTTCTTTCCCCAAGGCGTGCCAAGTTTAAGTATTTCTGGGTCAGTCGTTATCAGAACATCTACTTCATTCCACATCTCAACAGACTTATTAACAAACTTGTAATTCCTAAATCTTGAGGATATCTTACTTAGGAAAAATAGTGTTGGTGGTATACTGAAACGGTTTTCAACTGATATTACAGTGAAATCCACAGTATTTTCGTACTTTTGTAAGAAATTATTCACGTCCAAATCCAATTGGGGATACATTTTTGGTGCTGCCCCGTGTAATTCAAATAGATAATCTTCATACATGAAACGATTATATACTTCCTTTGCAGTTAATGTTATTTTTTCTGTTTTTTTGAAGATAAACACATCAGCATCTGCCTCACCTTTTTCATCAACCTGATAGCTAACAGGATTAATATCGTCTGGCATCTCATCAGGTTCTTTTAATTCCTTCTGTTCTTCAACACGGTCTTCCCAAGCATATTCATTAAAAAAATCATATGCGTACTTGACGGCTATTTCTTTTTCCTTATTACCAAATTCCTGCACATAAAATCTATCAAATTGCAACCATCTGGCTCTTAACACTTCGTTGACATCAATACCAACTCTTAATTTTTTACTCATTATTCTCTTTTTTTAATATATCCAGTTGAATTTTCAACTGTTCTTGTAATTTATTCATCATTTCGGTGTGTTCCCGAATTAATTCGGTATCCGTAATGTATTTTGGATTAATACATTCGATTCTCGTGTCTTGTGATTGTGTGGGAATCATAATAAATTCCCCTTCGATTGTTTGTGGGGATATTCTACTACCAACCTTACGGACAAAGTTTTCAATATCTTCACTTCGAATCCCTGCAACACCCACATATATCACTAATATTTTATGTTCTTCAGTCATTTAATTGTTGTTTTTTATTGTTGCCGTTCCCATTAGTTTTATGTTTAGCAGTATAATCATTATACTGTGCTTCGATGACGTTTATAAGAGGATTTCTTACGTTTGTATCTGCTTCTGACATCTTGATAACACCCATGTCTTTAACCCCGTCAAATAGCTCTAAAAGCACCTCTAATGAGCTTTCAGACTTG